CTACGGAAACGCTTTAGCGGTTACGAAGAAGATTCTCAAGGTAAGCGGCCGATCAGGTTTTACATGGCGGGCGAGTATGGAGAGAATTTTGGACGTCCGCATTTTCATGCATGTTTGTTTAATTTTGATTTTGAGGATAAGACGTTTTGGCAGAAGACGTCGTCTGGGTCTGTTATATATCGGAGTCAGGCTCTTGAGGAGTTATGGACTGATCCAAAGACGGAGATGTCTTTTGGGTATAGTTCAGTAGGAGATGTTACTTTTCAGTCAGCTGCGTATGTTGCTCGGTATATTATGAAGAAGCAAACAGGTAAGAATGCAGATGATCATTATGAATTTGTACACCCGGTAACGGGTGAAGTTAGTTTGAGAAGACCCGAGTTTAATAAGATGTCTTTGAAGCCTGGTATTGCAGCTCAGTGGTATGAGCAGTGGAAAGATGATGTTTATCCACATGACTATGTGGTTGTGAATGGTAAGCAGGTAAGGCCGCCTCGCTACTACGACAAGAAGTTTGCGAAGGAGTATCCGGTTGAGTTTGACATGATTGAATTTGATCGGTATAACAGGCGTTGTGAGCGTGAAGTCGATACAGACGAAAGGCTTGCAGTTAAGGAGAAGGTGGCGAAAGCTCGCCTTCAGTCGTTGAAACGTACACTTACGTGAGGAGTAAGTATGAAGATGATTGTGTGTTCTATTAAAGATCGGGCTGCCGAAGCATTTGGCCGTCCGTTTTTTTTGCCAGCTGTTGGTGTCGCCGTTAGGTCTTTTCAGGACGAAGTGAATCGTCCTGCTGAAGACAATCAGGTGTATCAACATCCTGATGATTTTGATTTGTATGAGCTCGGTTCATTTGATGATTCGAATGGCCGGTTTGATTTGTATGAGGATCCGAAAGTGCTTGCAATGGGTAAGCAACTTAAGGTTCGTAGTTAAATAGGCCGGGGGCTCTTCAGTGATGAAGGGCCCTCGGAATTTGGAGGATCGATATGCATCGTAATCAGTCAGTAAATGTCCATCAGTTCGCTATGATTCCGCGTGCGGATATTCCCCGCAGCCGGTTTGATAGTCAGAAAGCGTATAAGACTACGTTTGATTCTGGTTATCTAGTGCCTGTGTATTGTGATGAAGTACTTCCAGGCGATACTTTTAATCTCAAGATGACTGCGTTTGCTCGATTGGCTACGCCGTTGTTTCCAATTATGGACAACATGTATCTTGATACTTTCTTTTTCTTTGTACCTAATAGGCTTATTTGGGAAAATTGGCAGAAGTTTATGGGTGAGCGTACGCCTGATCCTGACTCTTCCATTGATTATGTTGTACCTACTACTACCAGTCCTGCTGGTGGTTATGCTGTGGGTTCTTTGCAAGATTATATGGGTCTCCCAACTGTTGGGCAGATTGGTGGTGCCGCTACTGTTGAGCATTGTAGTTTTTGGCCTCGTGCTTACAATTTGATTTGGAACGAGTGGTTTCGTGATCAGAATTTGCAGGATAGTGCTGTTGTTGATCTTGGTGATGGTCCTGATGATCCCGCCGATTATGTTTTACGTCGGCGTGGTAAGCGTCATGATTATTTCACTTCTGCTTTGCCTTGGCCTCAGAAGGGTGATTCAGTTACGTTGCCTTTAGGTACTGAGGCTCCTGTTCGTGGTTTGTATTTGGAGAGTGGTAGTAAGTCTAATCAGCCTGCTAGTGGTGGATTTGTGGATGGCTCTGGTCAGACGTTCCCTGGTGATGCTAATACTTGGCGCATTAATAATTCGTTTCAAGCATACGTCACTGGAAATGCCTCTTTTCCCCAGATTTATGCTGATTTGAGTCAGGCTACTGCTGCGACTATTAATCAGTTGCGTCAGAGTTTTCAGATTCAGAAGCTATTAGAGAGGGATGCTCGAGGTGGTACTCGGTATACTGAAATTATTCGTGCACACTTTGGCGTTGTTAGCCCAGATGCTCGTTTGCAGCGTCCTGAATATCTTGGTGGTGGTTCAACTCCCGTTATCATTAATCCTATTGCGCAGACCAGCGCAACGGGTCTGGCTGAGAACACTACTCCACAAGGTAACCTTGCAGCAATGGGTACAGCTCTCGCACAGGGCCATGGTTTTACGTACTCTAGTACTGAACATGGTGTGATTCTTGGCCTTGCGGCCGTGAGAGCAGACCTGACGTATCAGCAGGGTCTGCATAAGATGTGGAGTCGTCAGACTCGTTATGATTTTTATTTTCCTGCTTTTGCTACGCTTGGTGAACAAGCGGTTCTTAATAAGGAAATTTATGTCCAGGGTACTGCTGAGGATGATGAGGTATTTGGATACCAAGAGCGTTGGGCAGAGTATCGCTATAAGCCGAGCCAGATTACTGGCCTCTTTAGGTCTACGGCGTCCGGAACATTGGATGCTTGGCATTTGGCGCAGAATTTTGGTGATTTGCCTACGCTTAATAGTGAGTTTATTGAGGATACCCCTCCAGTGGAGCGGGTCGTTGCGGTAGGCGCAGCCGCTAATGGTCAGCAGTTTTTGCTTGATGCATTTTTTGATATCAAGATGGCTAGGCCTATGCCCTTGTACTCAGTACCTGGACTTATTGACCACTTTTAAGGAGGTCATGTGCTCGATTTTCTCAAGGGTATCAGTGGTGATGTTTGGGGTTCCCTTGTTGGTGGAGGCGCTACTTTGTTGGGTGGTATGCAACAAAACGCCTCTGCCGAGCAGGCAGCCCGTGAACAGATTGATTTTCAGCGTGAGATGAGTAATACGGCTTATCAGCGTCAGGTTGCTGATATGAGGGCCGCTGGTCTTAATCCTATGTTGGCTGTTACGAAAGGCGGCGGAGCTTCCACGCCGTCTGGTGCAATGCCGGTGTATGTCAATCCGGCTGCACAGGCTGGTGAGTCGTTTGGTCGTGTTGCTTCTGGTTTAGCTTCTGCGTCGCAGGCTCGTAGGACTGATATTGATTCCGATATCGCCGAGCGATATGGGATGGCTCAGGCTAAGGCTACGTTAGATGAGACGTTGTCTCGTATTTCTAATAATGCTGCTATGAACGACAAGATTAAGGCGGATACCGAGTTGTCGTTAGCGCAAGTTTTGACTGAGAAGGAAAAACCAGCGCAGATTCGTGCTTTGGTTGAGCAGACTGTTGCGATGACTAAGACTGAGTGGTTTAAGCAGCTGAATTTGCAACAACAAACACAGTTGTTGCAGGCTCAGACTAATTATTGGTGGTCGCATGCTAAGTTGGAGCAGAACCAGGTTTCAGCTGAGGAGTTGACGAAGAATATTCGTCGTATTACTGAACAGGCTGGGCCTGTTGGTAGTGCTGTTAAAGGTGTTTTGGACACCGCTTTTGATTGGTTTGGTCGTAAGGCAAAAGGCGGTATTTCACTTGGACGTAGGGTACTTAGAGGAATAGGAGTTGGTAAATGAACACATTTGTTCGTAATCCGTATAATTATGATACGAATGAAGCGTCGGAGCAGTCGGCGCTTTATTGCACTGATGGAACACGTACTCAGCAGAATTTTAAGGCTGAGTGCGATATTAATTTTATGTTGAAGAAGTTTGGTGTTCAGGGACTGCCGGCGGGTGCCCGTATTCCTCAATACGGGGATTTTTCCGGCATTTCAGATTATCACAGCGCGATGAACGCTGTGATTGACGCCAGGATGGCGTTTGATGCGCTTCCGTCGTCTGTTCGGAAGCGTTTTGGCAATGACGCGGGAGCGTTTGTTGATTTTTGCTCGGATGAGCGTAATCGGGAGGAGCTGGTAGAGATGGGGCTTGTAGAGCCCCAGAAGGTCGTTCAAACGGCCGAATCCAGCGTTTCGGAGGGTGGTCAACCCTCCGTGGCACAGTGATCTACTTGATGTAACTGTGCCAGGTGACACCAACTAGGAGAGATCTATGAGACCGGTAAATCGCAAGTCTGTTTCTAAGTACAAGTCGTCTAAGATGTTTAAGCGCAATGTGAAGCGTACGAAGAGTCCTAATCTTCGTTCTAATCCTATGCGTGGTGGTTGGCGGATGTAATATGCCTTGTTACCACCCCTTGCAGGCGTACAAGACGGCTGCTGGTGATGTGGTTTTTTATGAGAACGCCCGGTTTGACATCACACGCTTACTCACGCTGCCATGTGGGCAGTGCGTGGGTTGTCGGCTGGAGCGTTCTCGCCAGTGGGCTGTTAGGTGCATGCATGAAGCAAGTCTGTGGCAGAAGAACTGCTTTATCACATTGACCTACAATGATGATTGGGTGCCAGAAGATAAGTCGTTACATTACGACCATTTTCAAAAGTTCATGAAGCGGCTACGGAAACGCTTTAGCGGTTACGAAGAAGATTCTCAAGGTAAGCGGCCGATCAGGTTTTACATGGCGGGCGAGTATGGTGAGAATTTTGGACGTCCGCATTTTCATGCGTGTTTGTTTAATTTTGATTTTGAGGATAAGACGTTTTGGCAGAAGACGTCGTCTGGGTCCGTTATATATCGGAGCCAGGCTCTTGAGGAGTTATGGACTGATCCAAAGACGGAGATGTCTTTTGGGTATAGTTCGGTAGGTGAGGTTACTTTTCAGTCAGCTGCGTATGTTGCTCGTTATATTATGAAGAAGCAAACTGGCAAGAATGCAGATGATCATTATGAGTTTGTGCATCCGGTTACGGGCGAGGTTACTTTACGTAGACCGGAGTTTAATAAGATGTCTTTGAAGCCAGGTATTGCGGCTCACTGGTATGAGCAGTGGAAGGATGATGTTTATCCACATGACTATGTGGTTGTGAACGGTAAGCAGGTGAGGCCTCCTCGCTATTACGACAAGAAGTTTGCGAAGGAATATCCGGTGGAGTTTGACATGATCGAGTTTGACCGGTATAACAGGCGTTGTGAGCGTGAAGTCGATACAGACGAACGTCTTGCAGTTAAGGAGAAGGTCGCGAAAGCGCGCCTTCAGTCATTGAAACGTACTCTTACGTGAGGTAAGTATGAAGATGATTGTTTGTTCTATAAAGGATCGGGCTGCTGAAGCATTTGGCCGTCCGTTTTTTTTGCCAGCTGTTGGTGTCGCCGTTAGGTCTTTTCAGGACGAAGTGAATCGGCCTGCGGAAGACAATCAGGTGTATCAACATCCTGATGATTTTGATTTGTATGAACTCGGCTCATTTGATGATTCGAATGGTCGGTTTGATTTGTATGAGGATCCGAAGGTTCTTGCAATGGGCAAGCAACTGAAGGTACGTAGTTAAATAGGCCGGGGGCTCTTCAGAGATGAAGGGCCCTCGGAATTTGGAGGATCGATATGCATCGTAATCAGTCTGTAAATGTTCACCAGTTCGCTATGATTCCGCGTGCGGATATTCCCCGCAGCCGGTTTGATAGTCAGAAAGCGTATAAGACTACGTTTGATTCTGGTTATTTAGTGCCTGTCTATTGTGATGAAGTACTTCCAGGCGATACCTTTAATCTCAAGATGACTGCGTTTGCTCGATTGGCAACGCCGTTGTTTCCAATTATGGACAACATGTATCTTGATACTTTCTTTTTCTTTGTACCTAATCGCCTTATTTGGGAAAATTGGCAGAAGTTTATGGGTGAGCGTACGCCTGATCCTGATTCTTCTATTGATTATGTTGTACCTATTACTACCAGCCCTGCTGGTGGCTATGCTGTGGGTTCTTTACAAGATTATATGGGTCTCCCAACTGTTGGGCAGATTGGCGGTGCTGCTACTGTTGAGCATTGTAGTTTTTGGCCGCGTGCTTATAACTTGATTTGGAACGAGTGGTTTCGTGACGAGAATTTGCAGGATGGTGCCGTTGTTGATTTAGGAGACGGTCCGGATGATCCTGCTGATTATGTTTTGCGTCGTCGTGGTAAGCGACATGATTATTTTACGTCTGCTTTGCCTTGGCCTCAGAAAGGTGATTCTGTTTCGTTGCCTTTAGGTACTAGGGCCCCTATTGCTTATGACGGTACTGTTGGCGCGTCTGGTGATAACGTTTCGGTTTATTCGACTACCCAATCTGGTTATGTCAATTTGTATAAGGGTACTTCGGTTGACTATATTCGGTCTGTGGCTACTGGTAGTCCTACGGAAGCGAAGTCTCTTTATGCTGATTTAAGTGCTGCTACGGCAGCGACTATTAATCAGTTGCGTCAGAGTTTTCAGATTCAGAAGCTACTAGAGAGGGATGCTCGAGGTGGTACTCGATATACTGAAATTGTTCGTGCACACTTTGGTGTTGTTAGTCCAGATGCTCGTTTGCAGCGTCCTGAATATCTTGGTGGTGGTTCTACTCCCGTTATCATTAATCCTATTGCGCAAACCAGTGCAACGGGTTTGGCTGAGAACACTACTCCACAAGGTAACCTTGCAGCAATGGGTACAGCTCTCGCACAGGGCCATGGTTTTACGTACTCTAGTACTGAACATGGTGTGATTCTTGGCCTTGCGGCCGTGAGAGCAGACCTGACGTATCAGCAGGGTCTGCATAAGATGTGGAGTCGTCAGACTCGTTATGATTTTTATTTTCCTGCTTTTGCTACGCTTGGTGAGCAAGCGGTCCTTAATAAGGAAATTTATGTCCAGGGCACTGCTGAGGATGATGAGGTATTTGGATACCAAGAGCGTTGGGCAGAGTATCGCTATAAGCCGAGCCAGATTACTGGTCTCTTTAGGTCTACGGCAGCCGGAACATTGGATGCTTGGCATTTGGCGCAGAATTTTGGTGATTTGCCTACGCTCAACAGTGAGTTTATTGAGGATACCCCTCCGGTTGAGCGAGTCGTTGCGGTAGGTGCAGCTGCTAATGGTCAGCAATTTTTGTTTGATGCGTTTTTTGATATCAAGATGGCTCGACCCATGCCGTTGTACTCTGTTCCTGGATTGATTGATCATTTCTAAAGATAGGCCGGGCTGTTTGGCGTGAGCCAGGCAGCTCGGAACACGACCGGAGGGAGTGATGGGTTTATTTGATTCAGTTGGTAGTTTTGTTGCAGACCTTTATGGAGGTGTGCAAGCTCGTAATTTGGATCGAGCTCAGTTTGATCGTCAGATGGCTTTTAATGAAGAACAGTCGCGCACACAGTATCAGCGAGCTGTTGAAGATATGAAAGCTGCTGGTTTGAATCCTATGTTGGCTGCTAGTAAAGGTGGAAACGTTAGTGCTAGTGCCCCCGGATGGTCGGGGGCTTCTAATATTGCTGGTTCTGCTGTTGCTAAGTATTTGCAGAGTCGGTTGATTGATGCTCAGATTTCTAGTGCTGAAGCGTCAGCTCGTGAGACTAATGCTAAGGCTAATATTACTGAGCAGGTTGGCCTTGATGCTGCTAAAGCTGGATTGCAGCAGACTTTGACTCAGACGGGTTTGACAGCTGCTCAGACTCAGAATGTAGTTGCTAATACTGAGTTGATTGGTGCGAAAGTTGCTTCCGAAAAGGAAGTTCCTATGAAGATTCGCACTATGGTTGATTCTTTGCGAGTTCAGATGAACGAGTCTGTTTTTCGTCAACAGAATTTGTTGACGCAGGAGCGTGTTCTTATGGAACAAGCGAAGATGATTGCAGCGCAAGCTGGTTTGTATGGAGCGGAGCTCGAGGCCGTTAAGGCTCTCGATAATTTAGGTAAGACCGCGGGTCAAGCTAAGCCTATTCTTGACATTATTCGCGGTATTTTTGGGAGAGGTCGATGACTACGTTTGTTCGTAATCCGTATAACTATGATACGAATGAAGCGTCGGAGCAGTCCGCGCTTTATTGTACTGATGGAACTCGCACTCAGCAGAATTTTAAGCAGGAGTGCGATATTAATTACATGCTTAAGAAGTTTGGTGTTGCTGGTTTGCCGGCGGGTGCCCGTATTCCGCAATACGGGGATTTTTCCGGCATTACTGACTATCACAGCGCTATGAACGCTGTGATCGACGCCAGGATGGCGTTTGATGCGTTGCCTTCGGCAGTACGGAAGAAGTTTGGTAATGACGCGGGAGCGTTCGTTGAGTTTTGCGCGGATGAGCGCAATCGGGAGGAGCTGGTTGAGATGGGGCTGATTGAGCCCCAGAAGGCCGTTCAAGCGGCCGAATCCAGCGTTTCGGAGGGTGGTGAACCCTCCGTGGCACAGTGATCTACTTGATGTAACTGTGCCAGGTGACACCAACTAGGAGAGATTTATGAGACCGGTTAATCGAAAGTCTGTTTCTAAGTACAAGTCGTCTAAGATGTTTAAGCGTAATGTGAAGCGCACGAAGATGCCTAATCTTCGTTCTAATCCTATGCGTGGTGGATGGCGGATGTAATATGCCTTGTTACCACCCCTTGCAGGCGTATAAGACGGCTGCTGGTGATGTGGTTTTTTATGAGAACGCCCGGTTCGATATCGTACGCTCCCTCACGCTGCCATGTGGGCAGTGCGTAGGATGTCGGCTGGAGCGTTCTCGCCAGTGGGCTGTTAGGTGCATGCATGAAGCAAGTCTGTGGCAGAAGAACTGCTTTATCACATTGACCTACAATGATGATTGGGTGCCAGAAGATAAGTCGTTACATTACGACCATTTTCAAAAGTTCATGAAGCGGCTACGGAAACGCTTTAGCGGTTACGAAGAAGATTCTCAAGGTAAGCGGCCGATCAGGTTTTACATGGCGGGCGAGTATGGTGAGAATTTTGGACGTCCGCATTTTCATGCGTGTTTGTTTAATTTTGATTTTGAGGATAAGACGTTTTGGCAGAAGACGTCGTCTGGGTCCGTTATATATCGGAGCCAGGCTCT